CTCACTTAAAAACCTATATAACATTATGACACATACACAAAAATTAGAAAATGAAAAGTTTTTCAAAAAAATGATGACTTTACTCAAACATGGAGGACATTATGTTTGGCCTGATGGTAAAGAAACTTACATTATAAAGAATGGTAAGTTAATCAGTAAGAAATCAGCAATCACCAAAATCAAAAACATTACTACAAAAAACTTTCACAAATATTTGGTGGTTAAATAAGAACACCTTATCTTTGTATCTCACTTAAAAACCTATATAACAATGAAAAACAAAAATGTATATGATGAGTTTGGTTTCATCTTAACTGAAACTCAAGAACTGAACAGAGTAGATGCTCACCCATTAGATTTGACTTATGTAAATAATCTTATTTCTAAAATGAAAGAATGTGGATACAATCTTAAAATTGTAAATGATAGAAATACATATCAACAATATATTTTGGCAGTATCAGAATAAAACCTTACCTTTGTATCTCACAATAACACTTAAAACTTAAAACATTATGACAGACCCAATAGTAGAATTTTTAGACCTTGACTTTTCAGAAGGAGCAGTTGAATGGATGGATAAGAATGGTAAAATCAAAGACATTGATAAATTACATACATACCTCAAAGAAACCTGTGGAGACCCTGTATTTTATCTTTTACAAACTTTCAATGAATATTTGGCAGAACAAAAGTAATTCCTTATCTTTACACCTCACAAAAACACTAACACTTAAAACTTAAAACATTATGACAAAGTCAGAAATCTCAAATTTAGTATCAGAATTAACACAAGAAGACATCAAAAAATTATTATGGTCTCTACAAGCACAGAAAAAAATCTATATTCCTCAATACTACAATAACGACCACGCTAAAGATTTTGGATTTGAAGATGTTGATGAAATGTATTCCTGCTTAAAAGGTCTATCAGAACAGATTGATGAAATTGTAGGTGATTTTTTTTATGAATAATATTTGGCAGACTCAGAAAAACACCTTATCTTTGTATCTCACAATAACACTTAAAACTTAAAAAAATGACAGACACTTATTCAAGAAT